ACCAAAAAGATCCTAATTATTCTGCCTTTGTGTCAGCATCTACATCTCCTCAAACTGCTATAAATTTTTGTGTCTATAGAGCACTGCTTGAGTTTGAAAAACAGAAAAAATTGAGAACTGTATTGACAACATTATATAGAATTAAATCGAAACGTGGTATACATTTATCAAACATCCAATATTCAGGTGTAGATTACTCGCGGTTTTTTCCAGGTACATCAAGAGAAGAAAATTTGTTAAGGGGATGGCATAGTAAAGCAATATCAGGATATGATGAGATTGTCATTCCTATAAAACTTAAAAATGATGAAGTCATACAGGTAATCCCCATTACTATTTCAGTACAAGAAAGACCCACACCAAGAGAGAGAGATAGAATAAGAGATGAGTTGGATAGAACAGTAGACTATGTTAGAATAACTGTTCCACAAGGAGTTCTTGTACCATTAACTGATGATGCTGAAAATAAGAAAGAACTTGAATCGGTGAGTAACTCTATAGCTTTAATACAAGCATATGTTAACCAATATATATATACTGTTACACACCAATACACACCCGAAGGTGTACTTATTAATGTGCCTATCAGATACACATTTTTAGACGCAATAGCAAAACGAACACGAAATCTAGATGATATAGTACTATCACCACAACCATCACCAAGAGCTTCAAGAGTTCCCACTCCATGGGATAACATGGCTGCTAATGCTGTAACACCATCACCAACAGAATCACCACCACCACCATCACCAGAACCACCACTACCAGCAATACCAAGACCAATACCAAGACGACCTCCACCTCCATGATGGGATTAAGTATAATATACTCATATGGTATTAATAATACCATATAGAATACTACAGTATTATGCCTTATAATGCGTTTCATATAAATTTATATGACATTTGAACCTAGTATTAACGTATAGGTATTATGTTTTGTATTACAATACGCATTATGTATTATAATATATGGAGTAATTTATACCTAAAACTTACCTCCAGTTTGGCTTAAATGACTCAGAAACTGTGTAATGTCATTCAGAGCCCACATTGTGATTAAAGTGGCGCAGTTGTCAGAGTTCTGAAGGAAGCCTCCTTTGTTGCCTTTGAAAAATGTTGAGATCTGTGATAGTTCGCAATTACGAAGAAGGCAGAATATGCTTGACCAACGTCCGCATGTGCTGACCCCTTTTTGACTGCTTTGATAGTCTACCGTGTTAGATTCAAAGTTTGTACCCTCTAAAAGAGCAGACAAATACTTTGGAAGGGATTGATCGTATGGTGTGTATTGAATTTCTGCATCTGGATTTCTTATCGCATAACTGTCTGCGTAACGAATTCTCCCTGTCTTATCGTTTCTAGTTATTGCCACAAAATGACCAGTTGTCTTTGAACTTGTTTGATAGAGAATAATGACATAGCCTTCTTTGCCAAGCAGATCATCGATCGTCTTGTACTTGGCCAAGTCTGAGTAAAGGACTGGAGCTTTGTTTGTCAGTTTAATAATTTCCTCTCCATTCAGGTCTTGTTTCTTGAAATAGTTTACGGATGTTTCTAATGACATTTATTATAATCAAAATTTTTTATAATAAATCCTCGCACATAAATAAATGAAGGACGCAAATGTTGAAAAACTATCTTCTAAAATCTACTTCTCCAAGGACAAGGAAATGCCTAAGGAGAAAGCCGGAGCGCTCAAGGGTGCCAAGGCAGTAGCAGAATATTCCAGAAAAGCACCGGCCAAATCTGCCAAAAAATCGGACACAGTCAAAGTCATGAAACTTCCAAGATCCTACAAACCACTTAGAGCACTCGATATCGATCCATCCACAGGAATGCCCACTTTAGAGGAATACGTTGCGGCACCGCATCTGCTGAGAGGGGCTATGCCAGAGACACAAGCAATGTACCAGCAGATGATTAGAGAACAAGCACGTCAGCAATCAGAATTAACCAAGGCTCAGTTAGACATTGCAAAAAGAAATTTGGCTAGACCCTCACAAGCAAGAGCCCCCGCCACTAAGCCCATAGCTCAACCACCCATGACCCCTAGACCTGTAAGCCCTGGAATAGCAGTACCTGCTCCTAACTCAACTAAAACTGACTTACTAATCTTTGCAAGGGACAACAATATTGCTATCCCATCGTCAGTAACAAAGAAAGCCGATATTAGAGCTTTTATTGAGTCTAGAATGGGGATGGGAGCACCAATGTCTGCTCCTCCTCCTCCAGAGTTCTCTCCAAGTATAAACGTTGAGGGAGCATTTGAACCTGGAAGCGAAAGCGGGATTGGGACAGCATCTGGCAAAGGATTAAAGCTGAAAGGACGACCGCGCAAGGAAATAAGTGATGTTATGGCTGGTAAAGACGTTGAGAAACATTTCAAGAAATTCAAGGCATTAATGAAGAAAGAATCCGCGGGATCATTGACTCCCATTCAGAGCAAGAGATTAGATTCTTACAAACAACTACACGCCGGTGGATTTTTTAGTGCTCTTGGTAATGTTGCCAAAAAGGGACTTCAAGCAGGTCTCAAATATGCTATGGAAAACCCAGATAAGATTTTTAAATTTGCGACCGAGTACGGCCCTGTAGCTATCGATTTCTTAAAGGATAAGAATGTGTTTGATTTTTAAAGATGTTAGACGCATAAAATAAAACTGAATTTTTTAAACGACATTCTAAGTATAACCAACAATGTCTGAACAAAAGGAATTTGCGAATTTACGATGGTGCTACGAGGACGTCCAAATCAACGCCGGAGCAAACAAAGTACCGAGAGAAGAGGCAGAAGAATTTTTATCTTCTATCGAAGAACAACTCATGTCATACTTGGCAGAAATGGGAAATGACTTTATCTCTTCTGCTTGGCAAGAAAGGCATCCAGATTGGGAATTTAAGCACGAAGACGACGAAGACGACGACGAAGACGACGACGAAGAGGAAGAGCCTACTGTTAGAGCATCGTCACCAGCGACGTTGGTTGTGAGAGATTCACTTCGCCGTATGTATGCTGAAAGGGATGCTGACGGCCGTTTGTTACTAAAAGGAGATGGCAAATTTGTACTTAAGTCTGAATCTGAAAAGGTTGTCATTGGGAAGGTTGTTAACGGCGAGACTGTTCCTCTTAGCGCCGAGGACATTGAATTTTGTAAGCGTGAGCGTCTTGTTGAAGTATCGTCACCGACACCGGAACCCCCCGAAATTGAATGGGAAAATATGGACTTTGGGACTGAAAAGGAACCTAAATGTGGGATATGTCATACACCACAAGAAGAAGAAGACGCATACTATAGAGACGGTGAACTGATGGAAGATGTTATATGTTCTACCTGTCAAGAAGTCTGGATTTACGACAGCGGCTCATATAGGGTTCGGACAGATTTTGAAGAATAGGCTAAGCAACTTGGATTCACGGAAAGATGTTAGAGTATAACTAAATAATTTAAACCAAAAAGCGGTTTAAATTATACGTACCAAGTATACTATTTTTGCCATATGTAAATTTTGTCTTGTTTGTCGACTCCTTGTCGCTTCTGTTGTAATAAATCATAATCTTCTAAACAAGGTTCGTATCCAAATTTTAGTAAATCTGAATACATTTTCGGGCTTATGTTGATAGCAACTGATCCCCCGCGTTTAATATGCTTCCGACATCTATCAATCATTGGAATTAAGAAGTCAGTATAGAACATCTTGTTGCTTTCAAATGGTGTCATCCCTTGATAAATTTCAAGGTTCACGTATGGCGGACTTGTAAGTACAAAATCATAGTCAATCTCTGAAAGATCTACATTTAAACACGAATCCCATATCATTTTAATGTTATCTGGATTTTCCATATCAGAAAGCATATTGTCGTATGCTATTTTGAGATTTTGATTTGTATCGATTCCAGTATAACCTATTCCTAACGCCCAAGCACCAAGCATTCTCCCACCCCATCCGGCAGTTGGATCTAAAACATGCGTAGCATTATACTTTTTGTACAGAAACTTAGCCGTAGACGGTTTAAAAAATACAACAGAACCTTTGTTAACACGATAACACTCAAAAATCTTATTTTCCATTGTTCCGGTTCTATTTCGTTTTTGAACATCCCGAATTAACTTCTCCTTGGCAATGTCATCTGCCATGATTTCACGAAGTAGTGGATGCTTTCCAACTCGAGTTTCTAATAAGTTGGCAAGTTGGTGATGATACAAAAAAGGATTTCCACAGAACTTGCGTTCATTAACCATAGCATTCCAATCTTTGAGTTTTTTCAAGTCCTTTTTCCTCTCCTCGATTTGGAGTTTCTTATGATCAATAATCTTAGTATATTCCATTTAATATATAATTACAAAAATTAGGTATCAATTTTAATTTAGGCCTTTCCTCACCCCAGGTGAGACGTACCAACTCTGCTGTGAACCCGAAAACAACGACTGCCTATGAGTAGCTTGATCTTTCATTGTTACTTCGGATGAATGTGTCTTTTCCTCTTTCTTAGTTAAATCAATAGGCACAGAAGGAGACACATCCTTAATGTTTGGATACAAGACGGGCATTCCATAACCAAGCCCAGTGTTGTCCTTAAAATTAAAGTCTGGTCTAATTGTCCGTGTGTAAGCCGCAGAACCGATTGCATTGATCTCGGGAGAGAAATATTTAGGTTTGTATGAATCCATTTATTTTAGAGGAAATTTAAAATAAATCTTGTTTACTTCTTCTTGGAAGCGTGAAACATCTCAGCCAACTTCTTGAGTCGTTCCTTGTTAGGCAAATGCTTAACCTTGGGATAGTGATTTTTGACATATGTAGTCCATTCACTCATTTATTTTAGTACGACAAAAATAAATTATTCGAAATTATTTACTTGCGTCGGTGAACAGATCCACCCGTAAAAACGCCTCCTGTAAGCACACCAGCGTGCATTCCCCTAGCGGTTGAACTGACAACAGAACGTCCGTGACCATGTGCGCCGTGAAGTGCACCACCAAGTCCAGAAGGAGCCTTGTCATCGACCATGTCCGAGGGAATGTACTCACCGCCGGGAGCCGTCTTGAGCGAAGAGTTGACTTCGGCCGACGAAAGAGGACCAGCCTGGAGGATCATAGTATCGGGAGAGATCTCGGCAATGCCAGACTGGAGGCAAACGATCTGGAACTGGAACTGCGTTGCGGCGGGAAGCCAAGCTTGATTAACTACACTAGTCTGAACGGTAGCCGCAACAATATTAGAAGTGTTGAATATAGCCTGGACTTGAAGAACAACGTTGCCCGTCATCAGGGGATAGATATCAGAGGAGGCACTCATGTCGAGACCCAAATCCTTGCTAGGAGAGACGATGACGACAGGGGAGAGAAGCCACTGAGAGAAACTGAAACCATATCCGTGAGAAACTGCCAATCTGTAAAGATCCTGAAGCGATGCGCCTTGCAGGAGACCTTGCCTGTTGTTCAAAGTAATAGAGATAGCACCAATCTGGTTAGCATTAAGTCCAGATGCGGAAGTTGTACCAAAAGACAAGTTGAAATCGGCAAAAGAAGCCGCACCAGCTATAGAACCCGCCGCACGAGTAGTAGGAGAAACTTGACCATATAGGTAGATCAAGCTAGGCATGTAAGATAGACGAAGAGACTGTGACTGCGCTGTATAACTGGTTTGTGTATTTGAACAAGCGCCACCGCCAGTAATATTAAAGGTAAAAGGAGTATTGTAGTACTGAGGCTGCTCATACGGGTATGACACGACAGAAGGAACAGCGACAAGACGGTTATCGAGAGAAATGACAGTCAACTCAAGGAATACTGATGTAGAATCAATGGAAACCGTGTATCCGGCAGGATAAGCGGCGGCCATACCATAGACAACTGCATCTTGCAAATTTGAATAGTTGTACTGCACGCTGAGGGTATTTACGTTTGCCAAAAACTCAGAGTCTGAATCAAGGCACAAAGGCTGACAGAAAACAGGCTCAGTAATTTCATACGTAACAATGTTATTCGAGCCGCCTGCTCCAGCCGCATACGCAATAGGCTGAAAACTAGCCCGAGAATAGCCCTGAGAGTTCCAGTAGCTGGATAGGGGCTGAGCAGATGTAAGAGCGGTTGCCACTTTGTCCGTCATAAGCACGGGGGCATTATCGGGCATCGCCGGGCATTCCGAGGCTTCCTTCTGAAAATAAGAAAGGGGAATGGTTTTAGTAAGTGCAGGGAGTACCTGTCTCAAATTGAGAGAAGTGGGAACGTTATTAATAGTACAGGTTATAGTATCCGTACATGTTGAAAGGGGGAACTGGCGCAAAGCGGCAGTAGCGCCGTTCGCACCAAGGGCTACTATTGGATTAGTTAGACCCGTAGCATTTGGGTTAGTAGCTTGAACGGTCAACTTGTAACGAATACGCATATTTCGAGAGATGACACTGTTAGAGAGAGAAGGAAGTGCTATGTTGCTGAAGAGAATAGAACCGCCATTTGCAACCCCGTTGACACTGTTGCTCTGATACGTGTTCTGCGTTCCAGAAACACGCAAAAGCTTAGCGCGGTCTTTGCCAACATTGACTTGCTTGTTTAAAATAACTTTGACTGAATCTTCCATTTTTATTAAACACGAAATAATTTAAATTTTTTTGTGTGTTTCAAAAATTTAAATTCTTTACAACCTTGGAAAAAGTTTTTATCAATATTTCTTGATGAACATCATCTTCGCCGTCCAGTTGCTATTTGGAGCCAGAAGAAGGGGATAAGTGGTTTCATCCTTGTACTTATATAGGACACGCAACTGAATACGCTGAATGGCTTGATTCGAACCGATAGTCAGTGTCGACACAAAATTGGGTTGAACGTAAAGCACAACTCCTTGATTTCCAGGTTGATCCGAAATTGGGACAGAAAAGTCTTGGAGAATGTTATTTTGTAAATTGTTACCGTAAAGCGAACCGATAACGAAAATTGTATTTGATACGAGTAGAATCTGGTCTAACTGGTTAAATATGTAAATTGACCGCGATATCTGTGTTAGCGATGTTGAAGCTTCGGGGAGAAGAAGAAGATTCATTCCCGGATCAATAGTATCAGGCGTAGAAGAGAACTTACAAAGTTGAAGCATTGAGTTGTTAAATAGTATGCCATTTCCAGCTTCAGAGTAAGGGGCGGCGTAAGTTAGCGTTAACTTGGAAGTAACAGGATCAAGCGATATTACGGGAGGCCCGATCATTCCTTGACCCCCATCTGAGACTAAGTATCCATAGGCTTCAGCAAATGCTTGGTTAATGTTTCGCACAAGCGTCTCGTAATCGTAAATTGAAACATCTCCGGCGTAAAGATCCTCTCCAGGCTTAACATAAATAAATCCAGCAGTGTCGAATGGAGTAACAACCCACTGTGAGGCAAAACCGCTGGGTGCAAGACTAACAACTTCGTTGTGATAACTGGATAAAATAAATTCACCTTGACCGTTATAACTAACTCTGTCTTTTCCAATCGCTAATATGGGAGCGTTTTGTACGTTGAAACTTCCGATTAAAGTTTGACCGCCCTGTAGATTGTAGCAATATGCAGTAGAGTTTACATTTGTTAAAGTGGGTAGTCCAGATGATACACTTGACATTTCGTCTGGAGTATTTAATACTCGAGTCGAGACATATGGTGCCGGAAGATTTACATTCGTCTGATAAAGTAGATTGTCGTCTGAGTCGACAACATACATTTTATTTGGATTCGTTTGACTAAAGCATAGACTGCTAATTGCTTGTTCAGGTGTAAATGTCTTTTGTTGCCACGCAAAGGTTCCGTCGATGACTTCGGGTACAAACATGTTGTTTAAAGTGACTGTACTAATGGTACATGAAATGTCTTGGGCTGAATAATTGTAAATAAGAACACCATATGTAACTTGGTTTTGTAAACCACTACCATGAGTTTGTAAATACACCTCTCCAAGGGACTTGTTAACTGGTATATTATTACTCTCTGTTCTATATTGGTAACCAGTATAAATCACAGACGCTCCAGACAATGTAGAAAATGTAGTATTGGTGTAAGTAAAGCTGCCAAACAAATCAGGGTAACCTGTTGTTGATAAGTTTGAGGTTCCAATAAAGAAACCCGATGATGATCCACTAAGAAAACATACCACATTATTAATTTCCTGCAAAGTTTGTCCTTGTTGAAGACCAGTAATAACGGTAGACACATTCTGTGTTGAAACCAATTGTACACTAGCTGTGTTTGTGACGTTATACACATAAAATGTAGTCCCACCCGCAATTAAAACGAATTTATTGGCTCCAACAGTCCAAGAAGAGGCCGAAGCAGTGCTTTGTGCTATTTGAATAGCAGAGCCGGTAACTAAAGCATTTAAGTTATAATCATAGATGTTAATATTGGTATTAATTCCATTTGATAAAACAACACCCATTCCCATACCTTCAATTTCAAAAACTCCAGATGTGTTTGCATCTATTAAAGTGGAAGAAAACTGGGTGAAGTCGGTGGGATCGTTGTGCTTCAAAAGATAAGATTGGTCATGAATTGGCACAACGTTCACTGTATCGTAAGTTTGACTTATACCTTCTACCGGAGAGAATGCAATACTATTCCCCGAGATATCACCTTGTAAAACAGCACCCAGAGCATCTGTAACAAAAAGTGTACCATTTGATACTGGGTCAATACTTATACTTTTCAAGTTTGCTGTAGTACCAGTAAAAGTCATTTGTTGGAATTGTGTTATATAGTCTGCGGACTGTGCTACAGTCCACTGTGAAATAGTGTCTGTTTCTACGTTATTAAGAGTT